GCCATTTTGCGGAACGTCACCCGCGCCTGTTCTTCCTCCATCTCCATCGCCATATACATTCCTGGTATTGATATCCTAACCTTCATGCTCGTCTCTCCTTCCCATTGGCATGCATTCGTAATGTATGTGCAGCTCCGTCCTCCGCTTGGTCTTTATGTACACATGATTCCCGCTGATCTCCCGGCCACACTCACTGCAGGTATAGACCTTAGACTCTGGCTGTTTCTTTTTCTCTACCTTCTTGGCCATCTAATTTCTCCCCTCCATACTCCGCCCGTTCCCGGGCCTCCAGCTCATCCATGAACCAATTCACAATCGGCGCCGCCACCGGCTCCTCTTCCAGGGTCGGCGTCGGGCCTTCCCACTTCCTGACCATACGGGTTCCATATCTCTGCTTGATTATTCCCGCCTCGCTTGACAGTTCATCCCACTGCTCAGAATCCCGCGACGGTACCTGATTCCTCCACTTTAGCCAAAACCGCTGTGCCTCTTTCAGCACTGCTGCCACTGTCTCATTGTCCATCCATATCTCCTACTCAAAACTGATCTCCTCATCAAATGGCACCATCCCCTCCGCCGGTTCGAACGTCTCCGCCTTCTGCCATCCAAACTCACGGTTCAACTCATCACCCAATCCATAGATCCGTTTTGACCGCTCGTCATAATCCATCACGTATCCGTCCAGACACAGCTTTCCCATCAGACGGCTCTTAGACACCACCAGGCGCCGCTGCGTTGGAGGAAGCTCCTTGTCCCGGTCATAGCTCATCACAATTCCAGCCAGGTTCGTGATATCCGCCGATCCGCTTACCTCGTCGTTGGTATCGTTCGTATATCCATTTTTACGGCGGTGGGCCACTAACAGGATCAGCACTTCATACTGCATGGCCAGCCGCGCCAGCTTTTTCACAAACCGGGACTGCCGATCATACTTCTCCGTGTTCTCGTCCACATCCAGGTCAATGGCCGTCATCAGGTTGTCGATCAGGATCACCCTGACCCCATACTGCATAATCGCGCTGCGGATGGTTTTCACAAGATCCTCGGGTTCATCGTCATCAATTATCCCGGTGTCGTAAAGATAGCACTTATCCTGGTACCAGGCGTTCATTCGGTCCATATTGCTGTTGGTCACAAACCGGTTGACACTCCCATCCTCCCGGTAATTCTCAACCACATTTGCCGGCCCTGCCACCTGGAAGTCCAGCCAGGCCTTGAACAGATAATCCGGCAGCTCCCCGGAATACACAAAGCATTTATACCCCTGGTCCATCGCGTTGGCCATCATCTGCCCCGCCAGTGTGCTCTTCCCATCCCCGCGTTTCCCCGCAATGATGTCCACCTGTCCAAAGTACAGGCCCCCGCCCAGCAGCCGATCCAGCTGGTAGATCCCGGTTTTCAGCTTCGGGAGCTTATAAATCTCCACCCGGCTGACCTCTGTAAGCGGCTTCACCCTTCGGACCGGCACTGGTTTTGCCCGCTCCACAGCCGCCTTCACCGCGGCAGCTCCATGCTTACATAACAGCTCATTGGCGTCCTTACAGCCCTGATAATCGACTTCTTCTACACGGTAGACCGGGTTTGGAAAACGCTGCCGCAGCTCATCCAGCAGGCTCATATGTCCCTTCTCAAAATCACCGAATACCACAATCTTTCGGAACTTTCTCACCCATTCCCAGCAATGCGGCACCCAGGTAAATCCTCTGGCCCCGGTCGGAACGCTGACTGCATTCTTCACCCCGGCTTCCGACACGGACAGGGAATCGATCTGGCCTTCCGTAATCACCAGCGTCTCGAAATCCACACATTGCTTCATCCCAAACAGGATAGGCCTGGTTCCAGCCTCGCACCACTCCTTGTTCTTGTCCCTGGCCTTATCAAAATCTGTCTTGCGGTATTTCACAAACTGCATATCCCCATTCTCGTCGTAGAAGGGGAATACCAGTACATTGGTGTGCTCTGTCTGTACCGTGATCTCATACTGCTCCGCCACCCGGCGGGAGATCCCGCGGCTTTCCAGGTATGTCACCGCCGGCGGCTTGGGCCGGATCGGCTGCTTTGGTGTTTTCAATGTTCTGTATGTCTTTCTACTCCAGGTGGACGTCTCGACCTCAGGAATTAGCGTATATCCAAAATCCCGGGCCAGCGTGAGCATATTCCCCTGGACTCCGCAGCTCTGCCGCAGGCATTTGAACTGTCCAGTCCGCAGGTTGATGGCGGAAGAGCCTTTGTCCTTCCGGTTCTTCCCGCCGCGGCAGTATGGGCACTCCGCCAGCTGCAGCTCGTCTCCCCGCTGCTTCCCCTGGATTCCTAAAAAGCGTACCAGATCCCAGGCGTCCTGCTCCTTAAACTCATATCTCACACGCTCACCTCCTGAACAAATCCAGACGTTCCTCCAGGCAGTCTTTATAAGCCTCGATCCGGTGATTGTACCGTATTTCCATGGCAGCGTACGCCAGATCAATGGCCTCTCTGAGCGCCTTTCGACTGTCCGGGACCTTCATCGGTCCATAAATGGGGTGATCCATCCACATCAGTCATCCTCCCATCCGTAATCAACCGTTGTCTCCTCCTGTGCTTCCACCGCGTCCGGCAGGATGGCCTCCTGGTGGGACTTTGCCCACTCATCATCCAGATAATCCACATAGCCACTGTTAAAAAACGTGCTACCATGCTTCCAGTACTGCACATCACTGCCCTGCATTTCCGCACAATAGCGTTTAACGGCCCGCGCCAGCTCCTCCAGGCCGATTCCGAACAGCTTCCGCTTCTGGGTGTCTGAAACCGCGCCTTTCCCCTTCTTGACCGGGTAAAGCTTCCAAAGCGCTTCGAAAAATTCATCCACGCTTTCTTGAGGTACGTTAGTCCCTTTCTTTTTAGTTTTGTTTAGTTTATGTTTATGTTTATTAATAGGTACACTTTGTGGTACAGGTTGTGGTTCACTCTGTGGTTCGGTCTGTGGTACATTTTCGGTACACTTTGTGGTACAAATCGTACCCTCATTTTGTACCACAGAACGTACCACAAGCGAATTCACGTGGTAAATCGCAGCCTGGTTCCCTCCCCTGGATCTCCAGGAAATGTACCCATCCTGCTCCAGCCGGTTCCTGGCCCGTTTGATTGCCTGTGCGTTTAGTCCCGATTTCAGCACCAGGACTGATACTGCTACCGTAAACTCTTCCTGCCAACCCGTTTTATTCGCTATGGACATCAGCGCGTGCCATAAGGCGATGGCGGGTGAGGGCAGCGGGTTTAGTTCGAGCGTATCGTAAAACGCCTTAATCTCAGCAATGTAATTCATTGAATCACCCCAGTTCCCGACCGGATTCCCATTCGCGGTACAGGTGGATCCACTCCTCCAACCGCATTGTAACCAGCCATTCTTCATGATCCCGGCGGTGGAATACCGCGGGGAACGGCCTTCCATCCTCAGGTAAAGCCCCGGCGTCCCGCACCGCCCGTTCCATGGCGTCATGCAGGTTCAGCCGCTCAACTCGTTTGCATTCGATGTGAATCCCCGGAAGGCCTACCACATCGGCGGCGCCGCTGCGGCCGCAATACTGCTGGCCCCGGCGGCAGTTATAGCCATAATCCCGCAGATGGCCGGCAAGCTCGCGTTCCCCGCGTTTGCCCTTCTCCCTTTGGGATTTACCCATACGCCCTCCTTTCTGCCCGGCAGGAGGACCCGCCGGGCGCTGAAAAATCAGAAAGTATACTTTACGGTCCTATCGTGACATATTAAAAGCAAAGCATACCGTTGTTCCCTGTCTCTTACAGATAACTCTTGCCAAAGGTCCGCCGGAACTCCTCCCGGCTGCCATAGTGGCTTTCATAATACGCCTGGGCTTTCCGCTTCAGGCTCAGGTCAAACTGTTGGTCCATATGGACACTGTACGGGGTCATGTTGTGCCAGTCCGGCCGAAGCGGTACAATAAAACCGTACCGTTCCGACAGTGCCCGATTTGAGCCGTTGAACACATGGTGCCGTTCCACGTTGCAATCCCCGGTAATTATGCAGTGCTCCATATCATCCGTCAAAACGCTGTACAGCTTTTTCATGTACGTTCCTTCTTTCGGTGCTGTTCATACAAGGCCATCATCTCCGCCAGCTGATCCGGTGTCATGGTCTCGATTCCCATTTCCCGGCACTCCGACACCAGGCCGTTGATCAGATCAGACATCTCGCGGGTATCGTAGGTGCTGGATCCTCTCAGCATGATGTATGTACGGAATGCAGCGCCATCCCTTGCTTGTTTTACTTCCGACGTCGGTTTGATGTGATAGGTTTCCGCTTCCAGGGCTTTCTCCTCGCCGGAATCATCATCCGGCACCACCACATAGATCATCCGGCCATCGACCGTCTCAGTCTGCCCATAACGTCGCAGCATAAGGTTATGCGCCCGGTTCTTGGAGATTCCGGCAGACTCTGCCAGCCTGGACAGCAGCTGCCAGTAATAGGCATTGGCGTCCAGGCTCCGCTTTCTGCGGAATCGCCTGGCCACGATGGACAGCCGCTGCTCCCGAATCCCCTCCAACTGCCGCGTGATATCCCCCTCCACCTCAAAGGTCAAAAGAAATTTCCCAGACTGCCAGTCCCTGGATACCGTTTTCAAAATGCCCGCCGTCTCCATACGTTACTCCTGATCCGGCAGTCCCTGGAACCGGGACATGCATTCCTTAAACTGTTCTGTCGTCATTTCCTCCATCGTTTTCACGCCAAAGGTCGCGCAGATGGACGCCCGGTTCACCTTCTTTTTCTTTCCGGTTTCCAGGAGTGTTTTGATCTGCGCCTGGGTTATACGCCCCGGATCAGAAGTGGAAGGCACCGGTGATTCCGCCTTCGCCGTCTGCTTCTGCCCCAGGGTATAGACAACTTTGCCGCCTTTATCCTTTTTGATTACCAGCGCGTTGATGTTGCGGTTCTCATCGTACCCGATCTGGGCAACATGAAATGAATCATAGCAGGTGTACCGCTTCTGCCCCCTTGAATCCACTGCCTCCTGAATGCTGCAGTCCGCCCGGCCAATCCAGATGAAGGGGGCCGTATACAACTCCCTCCCAATCCCCCAGTTAAAACAGGCGCGTTTAAAACTGTCGGAGGCCTGTCCCTTCTCTTTTTCTGTGTAACTCTCTGTCCCGACATCCTGCTTGGCCACCCATTCCCCTGTCTCTCCATCCCGGATCGACACGGTACAGTAGAGCCGGTCCCCGATCAGCTGGTGGGAGCGGGACCAGTTCATCGGTCCCACCACCTCATCCAGAATGTTCTGGTCCACCCGTGCGTCTTTATAGAGCAGAAGGGAAATGCCGGACTCTTTTACTGTAGCGATCCGGCAATCAATCTCTCCGGCAGTCAATGTTCTAAAATTCAGCGTTTTCACCTACGATCACCTCCACCTCTTCATCCAACCGAAATGAGAAATCTGTCTTTATCGGGCTGCAGTCACAGCTATGTACATAAGTGACGAGCCTGCTCTCTGTCCGTTTAATGGCCTCAACACAGAACTTCTGCCAATTTCCATAGTCCCCATACTCCACCCGGATCACCTGGCCGGGCTGAAGATCCTTTGCTTTTATCATCATAGTCTCAATCCTCCAGAACAATCTCTGCCATCAGTTGTGCGATCTCTTCCATCACCCAGTGATATGCCTCTTTTTCAGAGGAGTACTCCGCTCCTTCTCTGGCTCTCTTGGCTACGAGCTCCTGCAATAATACCAGGCTGCGAAAACTTTTATCTTCCATCTTGATTTCCTCCGATTTTCCCCGTATAATAGGGGCTGTAAGATCACTTTTTAGTTACTGGAATCCCGGACGGTTGCCTCCGTCTGGGGTTCTTTTTTTGTACGACTATTTCCCATCAACTGCTTTCTGGCCTGCACAAAATCATCATCACGAAACTTCTTAGATGAATAGGCTTTCGACATGGAACCAATGCCCCCTTCCATATGAATTTCGAGAAGGTAAACTCCATTGTCGTATCCCAGACGGTTCTTCTCATCTCTGCGAATAATCGCCTGAATTTTATCAACGTTGAAAATGTCTGCATTAATTTCAATGAATGTTGTCATATATACCTCTCTTTCACGCCGCCACCCGCAGCTCCGCCCGGATCCACATCTTCATGATCTCAACTTCCTCCCGGCAGCCCGCCTCAATCTCCTGGCCGATCCAACTCCGCAGGCATATGGTGTCACCTGTCCTCAGCTGATCCAGGTACTCCTCGTAATACTCCTGTTCTGTCATGTGCTCGTCTGCAGCGTCCGGGTTACTCACTGCAAGCCGCGTTGCTCTGGCTGCGATAGCTTCCATCTGCTCTCTCTTCATGCCCTCCTCCTCTCCTACACCACAATAATCCCACCCCAGGTCAACGCCAGCAGTGTCCCGGCGATCGAAAACAGCACCATGCACACCAGCGCCATCCGCTCCGCGCTCTCCTGCCCCCGCCGGGCCTCCCGCAGGCTGCCGCGCAGCCAGGTGTTCTCCTCCTGCAGCTCGGTGTAGCCCGGGTCATTCAATACCTTGATCACTGCAATCATCTCCCTTCTTCTCCGCAAGCCCAGGCTGTGATAAGGGCTTCCCTCGCAGAATGGCTATCAACTCGCCATCGGTCAGCTTGCACGTCTGTACTACTGCCCACAGCTCCTGTAGCGTGTACAACTCTGGCCGCTTGCGCCGGTTGTAAAATGTCTCCTTGCTGAACCTAGCCTTACTTGCCAAGGTCGCCGGTGTCACGGCCTCAGCTTCCATACCTCTTGCAATGCAGGATCGCACTACACGGCGTTTTGCTTCAATATCAGTCGGTTTTATTTTTGGCACTTGACTTCACCTCCCTTCATCGCATGAACTCCGATAACTGTAACTGTTCATACTCTGGTGCCTTCACAAAATCGGCCGGAAGCTGAATACCAAACTGCTCGCATTCCAGTTTAAACGCTTCCGCAATTTTGTACGCCGGTGATCCCTGCTTGCGCATGATCCGCTCCGTCACCCGGCCCAACTCTGCCACGCTGGAGGCGATCTGGGGATTGAGGGGGCAGGGAAGCTTTCCAGATTCCATTTCATGGAAACGGTTAATGTACCGCGCCGTGAACTCTGTCCCCTTCTGTCCAGTCATCTTGTGGGCGATAAACTCGCAGCCCTTTTTTGTGACCAGGAAACATGGGCGTGTCTGATTATTTACGTCCTGATAGGTGGTCTCCTTGAAAAAATCGCCGTGGGAAATTTTCCCCTCGGCTAACTGGCCGACATAGCGGCGGATATCCTTTAACAAATCGTTATGTTTCTTGCCGCACCACTCTGCGGCCTCAATCGATGTAATTGTAGTTCTTGTTAAGTCGTTCACTTAATCACTCCTTTTCTGTATTGATGTTTTCCTCCCCCCTGTCCTATACTGTATTTACAGGCGTTGCAGCGCCGAGTACGAAATGGAAGGAGAACCCACATGGTTAAAATCAAACTTGCCATAGGTGACCACTCCGGGGATATCGAAAAACGCTTGGAATACATATCATCTGGAAGCATTTTCGATGTTTTTCCCGATTCATTCATGCAAGATTTCACTAAACACAATACTTTTGTTGATTTTTGCGAAGCTATAGGCTGTGATATAACTTCCCAAGACGATTTAGATAAACTGGATAGTGGATATTTTGATGAATCCATTAGTTTGCATTCAGAATTCGAATCATGGGAAGATATGACTGAAACCGCATATCAACGACAACTCAAAAAAAATTGAGGCGTTTGGCGGAGTGACTTATCTTTATCGAGACAATTTGCTCCGCTTATTCTTCTCCAAGCTGTTTCAAAATTTTCCCATTTGGCTGCTGCTACCAGCTTCATGTCCGCGTCTATAGCTCCATCTTCTGCCACAGTTCCTACAAAAATAACTTTCGGAACTATGTTTTCCGGCCCAGCACATGTTCTCACTGCATTTCTTTGCAAATCCAGCCATTCTTTCAGTGTAAACCGCATCTTCTCACCTCCTTTTCCCATTGACACTCCTACCCGATAGTAGTATAAGTGATCATCCTTTCCCCTGCTCTACCGGCTCGTCCTCCAGAAGTTTCTCGATTGGAACACCCAGATAATCAGCCACCTTCTGGACCTTACGGATTCCTGGCTCATTTTCGTTCCATTTGCAGATACTACTACGTGGAAATTCAAGCATTCTTTCTAGGGCAGAAATGGAAATCTTATGCTCATCGCATAGTCTCTTTACATTGTCATATAACAACTTTTTCACCTCCTATGTTATAATGGAAAAGTGTGCTGCGAATCGCCTCTATGAAAGGAGGTGATAGCATAAGAAAGAAGTACGTTCATTCTGTTCAAGAGGTACAAACTCTTGAAAACGATGGATATACACTGTGGGCAATGGCTTACTTCGTTGACTCGGGTGGGCCGGCCCTATACATCATGGCTAAGTAATTAGCCTGTAACTATCAACCACGCTCCAACGCAGCACACTCTTTTTTATACCGTACTAGCTAATTTTCCACCTCCTTTTAGCGCGAAAAGAACATACGTTTTTTGTTAATATCACGCAATAATATTGACATTTTGCGTAAAATATTCTATAATCAGAATTACCACAAAACCAATTACAATAATATTTTGGCATCCTCATATTGCGTGATATTTACAGAACTTACATTTTTATTATACGTGATATTTGCAGAATGTCAAGAGTATTTGCGTGATTTTTTACAGAACTTTTAGACAGGAGCTGCGAAATGATTTACGAAACAATAAAAGCACTTAGTAAAGAAAAAGGATTGTCAATAAATCAATTAGAAAAAACGTTAGGCCTATCAAAAGGTTCCCTATGTCGTATCGACACAAATAGACCTAGCATAGATAGGCTTCAGCGAATAGCCGATTTTTTTGATGTTTCTTTGGATTACCTTATGACAGGGAAAGAAGATCCAGAAAAAAAGGAAACTAAGCTTACACCAAAAGATGAGCGCGATATTGAAAAGAAGTTATCTGAAACCTTAGATCAAATTGTGAACGGAGACGGCCTCATGTTTAATGGAGAAATTATGGATGAGCGAACAAGGCAGCTTCTTGAAGTTAGTCTACGCAGCACAATGGAATCCGCTAAAATAGCCGCAAAAAAATTCACTCCCAATAAGTATAAAAAATAATGGATGTGATGTTTATGGATGAATACAATATTGTCCAAAAAGTAATTAAAAAGTATAAAACCAGATCTCCTTATGAGATACTCTCCGGCATGGGGATAATTTTGCGTAGGGAAGAGCTGGGAAGCATACTCGGCTACTATTATAAGGCTTATCGCATAAAACACATTGTATTGAATAGTGACCTTGAATATATGTCATCAGAAGAGAAATATGTTCTTTCCCATGAGCTTGGACACTCCGTTATGCATCCAGACGCAAATACTCCATTTTTAAGGGCAAATACATACCTATCAGTTGATCGTATGGAAAAGCAAGCTAATAAATTTGCAATGGGCTTACTTATTTCAGATGAGGACATACAAGAATATGCTATAGAACAGCACTATACCATTGATATGCTGTCAAAATTATGGGGTTACAAAAGAGAGCTAATAAAATTAAGACTAAACATAGCAAAAGAAAATAGGTAAAATCCAATAAAATGCAAAAATCACCAGGAGCTACCAACACCGAACGGCTTTCATATAGATTTTCTCTTACCGACGAACCTGGAAGACTACCGACTTGACGACACGACTTTTGAGATATCAAAAAAACTGATAGAATTAAGATTAAAATAGCCTATGGCTTTTTAATAAAATTTCAAAGGAGGAAATATCAATGAAAAAAAGAAAAATGGCAGGTGTAGCATTTGCGCTTTCGATGGCCCTAACGGCTTGCGGGGGCGGGGGGACTCAGGCGCCAGAAGCCTCAACTGCGCAAGAGACTGAGGCTAAAATCGAAACAACAGCCGGAAGCACGGAGGTAGTCCTCGAAGCGACTGAGGTGTCCATCACAGCAGCCGAGACAGAAGCGGAAAGCGCAGAAAGTGAAAATGTACCAACAGAATATACGTCTGCGTTAAAGAGTGCTGAAACGTACAGCAGCTTTATGCACATGTCAAAGGTCGGAATCTATGATCAGCTTACGTCCGAGTATGGAGACAAATTTACACCCGAGGCTGCGCAGTATGCGGTTGATAATGTAGAGGCTGATTGGAATTCAAACGCATTAGCTAAAGCTCAGGATTATAGCGATACCATGTATATGTCTAAAGCGGGGATTTATGATCAGCTCACCTCTGAGTATGGGGAAAAATTCACCCCTGAGGAGGCACAATATGCCGTCGATAATGTCGACGCCGATTGGAACGTTAATGCCCTTGAAAAAGCAAAATCCTACCAAAATACAATGAATATGTCCCCTGCGGCAATCCGTGATCAGCTTATGTCAGAATACGGAGAAAAATTTACGCAAGAAGAAGCTGATTACGCAATTGCTAATCTCGAGTAACCAAAGTCCCCTCCCTATTCAAAAGAAGGCCGAGGGATAAAAACATCAAATACAAAAACCGCCCCTGACACCAACCAAGGACGGCTTTCACATAGATTCTTGCCAGACGTATCCGGCTGATTCTATCTCGACAATAGAATTATACCATTCCTGGAGCGTCCTGGCAATAGGTGCATTTTTTTACCTAAAAAACCAAGGAGGAATGATACCATGCCAACCGCAAGAAAACTCCCTTCCGGCTCCTGGCGTTGCCTGGCCTACAGCCACTCGGTTTCTCTCTATAACGATGATGGATCGCCTAAACTTGATAGCAATGGGAAACCCAAAAAGAAACGAATTTATGAATCCTTCACCAGTGATGATTCCACTCGGGCCGGTAAAAATGAGGCAGAACAGGCAGCAGCAGAATTTTTATTGAATAAGTCCTCTGCCGCCAGTTCGCGATATGAAAATCTCACATTACGAGAGGCTATTGACAAATATATCGAATCTCTGGACGCGCTACGTTCCCCCACGACGGTCCAGGGTTATCGGACGATCCAAGAAAATGGTTTTCAGGACATCATGGATATTCCACTAAAAAAACTGACTCAACAAAAGTTACAGGTGGCTGTCAATAATGAGGCGAAGCGTCCCGCCAAACGTTATAAAAATTCCGACAAAACCATTTCCCCCAAAACACTCTCTAATGAATACGGGCTATTGACTGCTGTCATAAATGCCTATTATCCTAAACTCAAACTTGATATAAGTCTTTCGAAAAGCGATACGCCTATTAAAGAGCTGATCCCCCCTGATCAGATATACCAAGCAGTAAAGGGCACTGAAATAGAGCTTCCTGTTCTTCTTGCAATGTGGCTTAGTTTCTCCATGTCTGAAATCCGTGGACTGACAAAATCAAAATCGATCCTAAACGGTAATTATCTGGCTATTCAGGAAGTTGTCGTTAATGTGGACCGTAAGCCCAAGAGAAAAGGGCAGGCAAAGCAAGACACCAGAAAAAGGATATTGAAAATCCCGCCATATATAAAATCTCTGATTGACAAAACTGACCCGGAAATAGATGAGATTGTTACCCTGAGTGGTCATGCAATCTATTGTCGATTCGTTCGCCTACTGAAAAAGAACGGGCTTCCGGCCATGACTTTTCACGATCTGCGTCATGTAAACGCCTCTGTTATGGCGCTGTTGCGCATACCGGATAAATACGCAATGGAGCGCGGCGGCTGGAAGACTGACAAGGTGATGAAAAAAATATACACTCATACATTTTCCGAAGTACGTGAGGCATTCGATGCAACCATCGATAATTATTTCGAAAACATCATCCAGTCCTCAGAAGAAGCTTTGATAACTGTCGAACAAAAACGTCCCAGGGACTTCCTGATCTCTGCCGGCGGTGTAGAAGAAAGCATTTCCATAGGCGATAGCCTGGAAATATCTTACCTGACTCCAAGTGGACCACTGGAGAAGTATGACGGAATTTTCACCTTTGCTGACCCCAGCTATCTCTATATCGATAACATAAAGTATCGCATAAACACCATCCGTTCCTACAAAATAATCCCGTTTAGGGCATGATTTTCGTGTTGCATTTCGTGTTGCATAGCCTTGTAAACCTGCATTTTTTAATGTAATATGCTAAAATTTCACTTATCTGGTTACACTGAAAAACATCGTATCCACAAGGAATAGCGCAAAATCGTGCCTTTTGAAAAACAGCCTTGCCGGGTCCGATTCCCGTCAGCAGCTTTTAAAAACCCTTGATTGTTCAAGGGTTTTTTATTTTTGTGTTGCATTTCGTGTTGCATAATTAGCGGGCCACCGGGAGACCGGAAGCCCGCTATTATTATGCCATGCTGTGCCAGGGACACGCTGTCCTTAACGCCCCAATTCTGATCGGGGATACAAACCGGGCAGCCGCAACGAGGGGTAGCCAAAATAGACACCCCTTACCCCGTGATCATCTGTACGGTCGAAAATTCGGCCGTACAGTCACAGTGCCTCAATGAATTTCTTAACGCCCTGGTACACTTCCTTATACGGCAGTTCCTCCGCCATCAGCGTAGCCAAGTGCAGCTCCACCACTGTCTCCAGAGATTTCAAGCGCATAAGGGTCTTCTGATCAGCCTTATCCCTGCCTCCAGGCTCAATGTCCAGCCTGAGGTTAATCAGGTTCGTCAGCAGCACATAATATCGGTCAGCGTGCTGGCTGCCCTGTGCCCTGGCATATTCCACAAATAGCTTGATCTGATCCGTTTCGGCCTTGCGTACCTCCTTGGTCTCCCGGCGGATCCCCAGCCACTTCTCATCTCTCTCAGAAGCGATATAGTAGCCGTTCTTCTTGATGGAGAGAATGACATCATACACCCAGTCGTTGAATGCGTCTGATACTGGCTGCCTTGAACGCCTGCATACTTCATATATACCACGTTCTTCATACATATAGACTTTGGCAGAATTCTGATTGAACTTTAACGGGGGTTCAAATTGAGCACCCGCTACCTCTACGCTGAACCGGTCAAAACGGTCATGATACTTATTATGAATATTCTTTACCGCGTTGGCTGGGTCTTTATATTGCAAGGCATACCCAATCTGTGTCCTGCTCATAAAGATATCGCCAGTCTCATTTACATAAAAATCACATTTAGTTCCTAAAAAATCTCCCTGTTTAACAAGTCTTAGTCTCATAAAATCATCCTTTCTGTTAGGCTTTTACAATGGTTGTTTCAACGATACCAGAAATCAATTTCCGATGCCCCCACCCCATTTTTGTGCACAATAAAAGCCCTGGGATATCCCAAGGCTTAGACACTTCATATCGATTTCTTTGCGGACTCCGCAAAGTATTCTTTTTCGGTTATGTTCTACCAATCAAACTTATACCGCCGCTTCTCCATGTCGTACTCCCCGACAATCCGCAGCGCGCCACGCGCGTCAGTGATCATGCACTGTCCCTCGTGGATTCCCGGAACCGGACAGAGGAGGAATGCATCTCCCGCCGGATCCACCTGATAGCCGGTCAGCATGTAACCCTCGGAGTCGAACAGGTACCAGCCGGAGGTGCCGCCGGTGCGCTCCGTGAGCCAATACCAGCCATTGCAGGCATATGTGCCGTCGGAATACTGATACCACCAGCGGCGGCCGTCTGCGGCCCGCTGGAAGCCCTCAGTGTATGTAACAGCAGTCTCGGCGCTGGCCCCATCATCCAGGTTGATGGCGGTGTGGTGTCCCTCGTACAGCAAGACATCCCCGGCCAGCAGGTACTTGTCGCTGGACAGGTACTTGCTGGCTGTCAGCACCTCAAAACCTGCCGCCTTCAGGGCTACCCGCAGATTGCCGGTGTAGCAGTAGATATTGACACCCTGCAGCTTGGTATTGCCCGTCAGATACCCGACCGCCTTAACGATAGCCGCCACGCCGGCGCTGCAGTCAGACTCACAGGGGGCCGTGATCTTGGCCGGATCATAGCCAGCCTCCTGGAGTCGCTGCCAAAAGCTGTACCGATCCCCCTGATCATAGCCGATCATATCGTTATTGGCTGCCTTGCGCGCCAACTCCACGATCTTTTTTCGCACCGCAGCGTCCGGATGCCGAAGCACATAGTTCCAGGGGCGGTTATACCACGGGATCACCGCCCACTCATTACCCTTCTGGTCTCCGGCCTGGCCGCCGGAATACTTGCCACGCTCGTCGTGGCCACAATTACTTATCATAGGTTACCTCCAATCTAATAAGGCCCCGGGATCTCCCAGGGCCAAAGACTAATCGATTATTTCGCTGTACCAGGGCCGTGTTCCGGATCCTGGTTCTGCCAGATCGGGGCACCGCCCTCATACCTGCCCTTACCCTCGCCCGGTCCAGGACCAGAAACCGTATGCCCGCAATCGTCCTCTGCCGGGGCCAGATTGTCATGGTCATTGATGTCGCAATGATCTGCGTCGTGCTGCTCGCAATCTCTGTGCAATCTTTCTTCCTTTTTGATCTCTTCCATGGTTATTCCTTCCTTTCGTGTGTTGGTTAATGTGTTCCTTGGCTCTGACCCTGCCCGCGGGAGATATCATGATCACCTCCTTCAGGCTGCCTTATCCAGTTCCGGTAAGCCCGCCACCGACGTTGCCAGTGACAGGATACCTGCCAGCGCGGAGGCGGAGGCTACCAAAGGCCAATTGACCTCTCCCATAACTGCCGCCGTGCCAACCGTAGCTACAAAGGTCTGAGCTACGGTCTTTACCGCCCGACGCACTGCAGCTCTGGCCCACTGCATGGTGTCTACATCCGCCTTAAATACACAATTTTTGAACATCTCGGTACCTCTCTTTCTTATTTGATATATTGCGCCATTGTTAAAAAAACACCGGTGGCAAATGCCCCGGCTCCGGCTCCTACTACAGTATTAAAAATAGTGCGTTTCATGTTGCTCCACTGTTTGGCTGGCTCCTGCTCCAGCTTTTGCAGTCTCTCATTCTGGCTTTTTTGCTCTTCCAGCATACGCTCCATGTTCATGGCTAATTTTTGCACAGATAAAACAAGTTCATTGATCGCCCTGCTCTGCTCCTCCTGATCCTTCATCCGGTGTTTCAAGGAGCCTATTTCATGATCATGGGCCTCTAATTTTACAGCCACTTCCGTTTCCGTCACATTTCACACCGTCCTCTCCTTAAATATTATACTGCGGCCGCTCCTCGTCCCACCACCAGTACCGCAGCCAGTCATCCAGCACGATCCCCGCCAGTGACACCGGCAACCACAGCAGGCAATACTGCGGACAGATCTGGCCCAGGATGTTGCCCGGCAGGCCACTATAATCCCAGACTAACCAGCCCAACCATATATTGACAACGCAGCCGATCACGAACTCCAGTACCGTAACGATGGCCGCGCCGACCAGAACCTGCTGCCACAGCGGCATATCCCAGGGCAGAACCTCGTTGATCAGGCCCAACGCTACAAAGCACAAGCCGCCCAGCATGAACATGGTCCAATGGCTCCGGCCGCGCCAGACCAGCTCCAGGATCACATACAGCAGCCCACCAGTGGCCGCCAGGACCAAGTGCTTACGCAGGATCCACATTGCCATCACCTCCCGCCAGGGCAGCGATCTCGATCAGATATGCCTGCAGCACATCGGACTGATACTCTGGCGGCACATCGGCGCCGTAGAATACCGCCTGCAGCTCCTCGGCCGTCCCTACGCCCGCGATCCACATATTAAGGGCATTACAGTAGGTTGTGTGGTAGCTGACGTGCCACATGGCCGCCTGGATGATTGCCTGCATGTCCGCCGCGGTGTAATACCGGAAGGGCTGGCCGTCGGCATGGTACTCAATCTGCGCCTGGCCTGCGGAGACCTGGATCTGCTTGCCGAAAAGATTGAGTTGATCCTCAATGGTCAGCGCATAATGCTCCACGCTGCCGTCGGCTAGGGTGACATTGACACCAGCATAGATGATCTGCTCACAATCGGCCGCTACTTCCCGGCGCTTAGCTGCCTGCAGTTCATCCAGCGTCGGCACATATGGTTCGGGCGGTTCCCCGGGTCCCTCCGAAGTTTCGGGTGCCACATACACGCTCCCATCATTGCTCAGATAGATTGTCTGGCCCTCATCGCGGTATACGGTTTCATAGCCGACAATGACACCCCCTTTCTCTCCTTCTTTGACACCTCCAATCGACCAGGTAGTGATCTCTCCCCACTTGATCGGCACTTTATCGCAAAACACGATACGAATCACATTGGGCGTAACGGGCATGATTTCAGTAATTGAAAATACTTCATCATTAATCTTAATCTGTTCCACAGTTCTTCCTCCTTCTAATTTTTTATTTTTACTACTTCAATCATCGGAATACCGGAATAAAGCGCTGTCTTTCGATTTACAGGAGTGTACCCGGCGGGCTTTGCTCTGACAAAGGAGCTGATCAGCGTGGGAACAGCTCCTTTGATCCCTATTCCAGTAGTGAAATAAGGTCTCACACTTACTGATAAGATAAATCTCTCATTCGTAGCCACCGGGTTCTTACTGATGTCTACAGACAATATTTCAACCATCGGCCATCACCTCAATCTCGACGTTTTTTTTAGGTGTTCCTCTCCAATGTCGTATTGGATTTTCAGTGTATACAAACCTTCCATTTGAGGCTCCACCAGAACCATTATGTTAGTTCCATTTTCAACCGCGATCAGATCACATGATCCTGATGATTCCACCTTCCCCGCCGGATTGATCAGTACATATTCAGCAACCCTGACATAGAAAGGTTCGTTTCTAAATGAGTAGACAAACAGTCTCACATACTTACGTTCTCCAACAGTGAAAATCAAACCATCCATACATCCAATCGCTCCTTTCTTTTAGAAATGATATCTACTTCATACGGTTCCGGCAGCAGTTTGCAGCCGTATTGCATAGGTGCTACTTTCAGAGTTAAAGACTTTGGATCGTATGTGAACAGCGCCTTTGTTAGAAAGCTGACATTTCCCGCCTCATCTTCTGCATATAACTCCACGATATATTCACAATCCATATCGAAAGGAACCTCTGTGTTCCATTGGTCCCCTTCGATATTTTTTTGGAATACGATATCAATCCCATCAGCGCGCCCGAATACTCTCACAACCGCCATAGCGTACCTCCTTAATCAGTGACCTCCACGCTGATCACATAGGTCTTTCCAGAATCTACCGGGTTCGGCGTGATCGTCACAGACTTGATCTGCGGTGCCGTCGTGTCCAGAGTCACCGTACGGGTTACCGTTGTGGACTTGCCCGCGCTGTCGGTAGCCACCACGGTGATAGTGTTGGCTCCAGAGGCCAGCGTCAGACCCTTGCTGAATGTGCCGTCCGCATTGACGGTCACCTCCTGGGCCGCACCGGCGTTAAGCTGTACAGTTACCGTCACTGGACTGGATGTAGCGTCGTTGGTTATACCGGTCACGGTGCAGGCCGCTTTGTTGGTCACCAGGCCGTTTGCCGGAGCCGCCACATTTAACGTCGGCGGAACAGTGTCAATCTTAAAGGTTACGGTCTTCTGCGCAGCCGCATTTCCATCATTGTCGGACGCATCGATCTTAATGGTATGGCCTCCATCAGATAGGGCTTCTGGCGGCGTATAACTGCATTCGTATCCACCAGCAACTGCGCCCTTTGTGATGGCGCTACCAGTCACCTTGCTTCCTGTATCAATGATAATACCGATGGTGTCCGGGTTCACGCCGGAGTCGGCATCCGTTACCTTCCAATGGATCACTGGCTTGTTGTTGACGATCAGTGCACTGGCCGTCGGATAGGTGATGACGATCAACGGTGCCACCTTCTCTTTAACTCTCAAACGCAGAGATGAGCCCAAGATGGTGTCCGTGTCATCCTTGGTTGTGATATTTCCGGCCTGATCTTCCGCTTTGATCGTCACTGGAAAATAATGCCCATCGTTGTTATTGTAGGACGATATACTTGGTGCTGTTACCGTAGCTTCGTACCTACCCGTTGCGCTATTGTATGTGAGCGTTAATGTGGCGCCTTTCACAATCGCTTGAACTGTTTTTACTGCCATAGTTTACTTTCCTTTCGAAAAAAATAAGACCTTTTCAGGTCTGGTTTTCGGTTGATTTTTTCGGCCCGCGGGATTACAATGAGCCTATCTGATAATCTCACACCCGGAGGTGTCTAATGGTCTATAATTCTTACGTGATCTACCAATCCATTGAGGCCGCGGCTGCCAACTTAGAACTCGCCCGCCTGAAAGCCGCAATTTTGTCGTCGGCTGAATAGTGATTTAGGCGTGAAAGCTGTTTCGAATATTGATATCCGTACACTGAGTACGGGACGATATTATGCCACCAACTGTACCAATCTACCTCCTAATTGGGTTGCCGCATATTTAGACGTGGAGCGACTGGACGACTTGTGGTGTCGCATTACCGCTTGGCCGCCGTATGATGGGCTGGAGTCACCACAAATTATCAAATGTTATGAGGGGACTTGGGGGAGTTGGTGGGTTTTATTCGCAAGTGATACTATGGCACTTTTGGGCTTGATAGGTGCCGATTTTCTATATGATCCCAATACAGATGCATGTATTGTAAAATGGAGAATTAGCCATACCCTGCATTATCAAATTGTATTAAGCTCAACAGGAATTTCGTTCGACCGTTGGGATGGAACAGCCTGGATTAACGTGTGGAGAAAATGATCATTTTCGAATAAATCCATACACTTCGCATATGTTAAATGCTCCACCTGTAAAGTTTGACAGCCTTATGGTGGAATTTCCATCATAATCTAAGCGGATTTTCTGGTCCGCTGTATTGTCCAATGCATAGAATGCGCAAATATAGGATTGGTTGATAAAAAATTCAGTGCGGCTCCATCCTCCAGCACCAATACGAACGATCAAAAAGCGATACTTCGAAAAATTTGCGGATGATATTGTTCCATCTGCGGAAGTTGTGGACCCAATGAGTTGGGGCGCTAAATCACTATTTAAAGCAATATACAAATCCATCAAAGCTTTGCCCTGGGCGGCTGAAAGTGGAAGGTTTGCGTTGTCCGTCACGCAGTTATTGATAATGCTTCCTACAAGGAGCAGAGAGGTTTTCAGGTTCTTCCAATCCTCCAAAGACTTCTTTATCTTCCCGAAAAATTTACTGGACTTTTCTTTTGCTACTGGAACCGGGAAAGATTCTGTAATGTTGTCCAGTGTTTCAATCGTTGTATTTGAAATATCACCATCATTCGTCAGCAGGCTTCCAGGATTGATATATGCCGTTACACTCTGGACGCTTCCGACCACAACCGTCAGTGTCATTTCCACAAACTTGCTGATTGCGCTACCCTCCGCATAGATGTACTGTGGATCTGTGCTCATGTCGAGGTAGCAGTACAGGATTTCTCCCTCGTCTGGATCAGTCGCAAACAGTCCGGCCTCAGTTATGGTAAATCCCGCAGACACGCCGATGGAACTGACCTGGAAAATGATTGACGCTGTGTCCCCAGACGAACTACAGGAAGCTATGGCGCCATCCATCTTGTACTTATTAAGGCCTGTCATGTTCGTGGGGTCATATCCGCTTGGTACACTTCCTGTTCCCACGGCCGCACGTGTAAAACTCAGCACGGTTCCAGAAGCGACCAGTTTCGCAATTAACTGTAACCCCTTATTCGTAATAACTGTTCCCTGCATTTTTCCTCCTATTCTGCCGGGGTAAAGTGTACTGCCACTCTTTCCAGTATCGGTACCCCAGCATTGAAATTTATTTTATAGTTTAGATACTTGTTTCCAGCCTCAGGCTGCACCCGGAGTTGAATGATCTCCATACTGTTTGTTGCCAGGTACATTTTTAACTCGGCGCCATGATATGTCCGATAAAAAATGCGAATACCGATCCCGGCGCTTTTTATCCGGCACATCAGATTCGCAATAATATTGGCAACATCTTTGTGTTCCTGATCCAGTTTATCTTCATCGATATACAAATAGACTTTGGCTGGAAACACTTCTTCGCACACCACATCCGCCGCAGATACGCCAAACAGTGACGCTGCGGATAATATGATCGTATCCAGGTTCCCGGCCGCAAGCATTGCCAGGATCTTGACCTTAATCATGACCCTGTACATCTCATCACTGGCTTCGCCGCGGACAACACCATAGTTCCGCCCAAAGCTGTCTAAGGATACTCCCCGCATCTTGTCCAGTCGGTCCCAGAGCTTCACCTTGTCAGTCTGCTCCTTCAGGATATCAAATCCCCATCCAGACAGCGCAAACAATTTTCCGATATTCGTTTCCGGCGGATTATTCTTTTTGAGATTCTGCAGGTCTGACCGATTGTAGGCGCTTGTCAGCATTTCCAGCATTTTTACCGCGAAGCTCATATTATCCGTCCCCTTTCGATATTGAAATCGCTGCTGAATCAATAACCGCCTTCTCTCGGTAACCAATCACAATATTATTCTTAGTATACGCTGTGCCATTGGTACTAACCTGAAGATCAAAATCCTCCACACCAGGGAGCACAGTAATGATTCCAGGGAGCTTTATGTATGTGACATCCACACCAATGCTTAGCCCTCCCGAAGTGTTATCGCCGATATAATCAATCAACGCTTGCTTCAATACATTATTACCAGGATAATCAGCACTGGTGGCCAATCTGGTAATCTTAATATAGATCTTCTTGGACGTCGGGCGTGAGAAACGGATTGGAAGTTGCTGGCCGGAAGCAGTAAACACATTCACGGCAGTGCTCCCGATTGTCTGCACCCCGCCTGCCTTGCGGTCGTAAATTGCCTTGGCAATCTGCTCGTCCAGCCCGCCGTACACAACAGCTTCTATGCTGTGCGCAGGTAGATTGTATGTGGTGTCCATTATGTCAGTATCATTCTCATAGACATATGCCGATGAAACACCCTCAACATCGTTCATGAGCGCCGCCCGAATGGCATCTGCATTAACTCCACCAGAGTAATCAACGGATTCATAATACCTCGCCCGGAACTCGGCATCTGTTTCCTTTACTCGGCCACCTGCAATCTCTGCCTCATTTGTAATAGACTCCACTCCAGCCACTGCCGATGGGTTAGCAATCACCACAATCGTTCCTGCTTCCGTATTATATTCCGGACCTGTCTTAACAGCACGAATAAGCGCCAGGGCCGTTCCGTTCTCAGATATGACAGTATTTTCTGTGACAGTGTACTGTAATCCAGCATTGGTTGCCACCAAGTACCCTGCAGGTATCTTTGTCCCCTCCGCGCCGGTAACCGTGATGTATCCTGATGCCTTCCCCTCTGACAAGAGCTCCATCCCAATCGAACGACCAAGATTATACAGGCTGTTTCCGGCTGCCGTGTCTACAAAGTGGCTATTATACACATCCTCCAAGCAGGACCACAGGATATTCCACATCCATGCCAATATTCTTAAAAACAAACCAAGAGGCGACCTGACAGTAAGATTGATATCATCCCCCATCAGTTCCCTGGCCTTATACTCCAATGCATTTAGGAGCACGGTATAGGTTGGTCGGCAAAATCCATTCTCTGTCAGTCCCCAGTTATCATTATTCACCCACATTCACCTCCATGCTCACAGGTTCTCCGCCGCTAAGCCGTCCGGACCAGGTAACTGCCAAGCTCCGATCTGCCGCCTGCACGGCCGTCAGCTCATCAACCGCGGAAACATTATCCTCCTGAAAGATTGCTTCCCGAAGGACTTCATCAATAGTTTCTTCGTCCGCTGGCACACCAAGGATTTGCTCATAGTCAGTCCCATGTCCTGGTACCAAATCAAAATCCCCTTTCCATGCTCCCAGGGTCATTTTCACGCCCTGGGCGCTGGCAGCTGCATCCTCCAGCGTTTCCAGCAACCCAGAATCGGTAAACGACAGATCTTTTGTATCCGGATTGATTTTCCATACCTTATTTGCCATGGCTATCATCCTTTCTGAATCACTCCAATAAATACCGCATCATCCCCGGAATGAATCCTGGAAGAGTTTGGTTTACTCTCTGCTCCGGTCTTTATGGAGTTATCGCTATCAACATCCAGAAATACAACAGTTCCAATGTCTCCTGGCTTGATATCTACCTTAACAGTTGCCTTCTTTCCATCAACCTTTACTTCCAGCGGGATGTGTGCCACCTTTACGCCAAGAATAGGCGGCGGGGATACATAGGTTCCAGAAATCTCTCGCTGAACCAGCGGTTTTACATTGACCGTCATCTTGCCGGCGTCAAAGGCCGTCACCGACACGATGGCGGAGCATTTGATTTTTTCCAGACTCCTGCGATCATTCGCTTCTGCATTCGCAAGCTCACCTGCTTTTCTTCCCACATTGACCTCCTATCCTGCTATCTTAAATTCTATCTCTGTCAGCCAGGTTCCCGTCGGTGTTCCCTTGTGCTTCCCGGAGACAATCAGGAACTTCCCATTGAGATCCCTGGATTGTATCTGAATCTGGTCTCCCGGGCCCATCCGGTAGTTCAACAGGCACTGACGCTTCCAGGTATTCTCTTCAGCTGCTTTTGCTTCCGCATCCGCTCCTTTCATTTGCGGACTCTCAACGGTCGTCGTGTTTGAATCATCTGACTGGAATAGGAGCCCAGTATCCGGAGTAAGGAGATATCCCTTTGTCACCCCATCGGCTGGATTATTGATGATAATCTGGTTTGCCCGAATCAGAAGCCTTGACTTGCATTCATTTACGACAATCTCTGCAAGAATATCTTTTAGCTTCCCGGAGCATACCCGGCCGCGCGGATAAACCACATTTTCAACCAGATGAAAGACTCCAACTTCAAGGCCGAAAATATTGAGTAGGTCCCGAACAATGTCCTCCGCCTTGGTATTCTCCGCATAGGTCTTATTGATCTGGGTATTCAGCCACTGATCCAGGGCGGCTGTGGCGGTGATTTTAGTCTGCCATTCCACACCGTTCTGCTTATGGCTGCAGCTGGCCACTTGGCCGACAAATAAAACGCCCATGTCATCTTCATATCCCGCATTCAAAATAACAACCTGGTTTTTCTGTATGCCGGTGCGGGATGTGGCGCTCAGGTTGTTCACCGTAAACGACGCCGTCACCAGCTGGTCGGAATCGTAAAACGGTACCTCGAATTCAAAATAGAATCCATCGTTCATGCTGTATTTAAGCGGTCCAATCTGCAGGGTTGCTGATCGCACGAAAAAAGCCATCAGTCAGTCCTCCTCTCATGCAGATACAGCTGCACTTCTTTTCCGAAGTTATCATAAGTCACATCGTCAACTCCATCCGTAAGGCAGTATGGGACAATAACAGGTATCGGATACCGTCCATCTTCAATCGATCTGAACATGGGGCGTCCATAGCGCACCGGATCACCATAGCACAGCACATCACCTGTTGCCATGATTGAAAGATCGATGGTAAAAAAACCTCCTTGGTCGTTATATTTGACAGTCATAGTGTATGTGCGATCATCCAGCTTAATTGAGAATGTATATGGAACCTTTGAAACATCGATTGGAATATACTCCACTTCTACAGTCAATCCCATCGACTGTAATTCATCTGACACTACCACATCCCTCCCTTATACGCCATTGTAGCTTGATGATTTTCTTTGGTTTGGTCCAGAGCTGCTCCCCCCATTGTATGAGCCCACATAGGCGGCGTAGGAACTCTGGCTTATCTCTTTGCTTACTGTTGTCTTTAATCCTTCTGCTTTTAATGCTGATGTCTGTGCAGGAGCTGCGGTTTTTTCGCCTGAATCCTGCTGGCTCATCAGTGTTGTTTGTCCCATCTCTACATACTGGCCAGATACGATATTGGCTTTCTGCAATGTGGCGGTAAAAGAAAAACCTTTCTTATTAGTGGAAGAATTCTTCATCTGAAGATTAATAATTACATAGTTGGATACCCGGAATTTCCCGACATACGTCACCAAGTCACGATTCTTCCACATTGATTCCAGACGAGATTTGTAGGAGCTATGGTTTTTCACCACAACCCCTACGATCTGGAATTGCTCCGGATTAAGATACACATGATCCTCAATAGAGCTTCCACCCTCAATAGCATTGGATGTCATTTTGCTGCTCTTTGTCATGGTTTCCTGTGTAATTGTGCCGGTACCTGGCTGAAACGTAACAGTTCCGGATTTTCTTCCGGTTATCTTATAGGCCATGTCTGCACCTCCTTATGCATTTCCCTGCTGTATAGCCATGTTCATGGCATCTTCGTTTTTAAATTCCTGATACAGTTCCCGCATGGTCTGCTTTATTTCATCCTTCAGAGACGCCGCAGTGCCAGGATCCACATTACCGTATATATCAATATTGACAACCGGAGTAAATGGCGACGAAACAGAGACATTCTGCTGTCGGCTGCCGTTGATGATCTGCTCACTTTTATCTGCTGGAATAATCGTTGATCCTGATGGAAGATATGCGATCTCGCCACCGCGCTCATTGATATGTGTCCAGCCTCCGGCAAAATTATTATCACCGTCGGCATTATGCGGTACATCTGCTCCAGCAGAACTTGCAGCTTTCGAACCACCACCGAAGATGCCGGCCACTTTGTCCAACAGGTTTGCCAAACCGTTTGCCGCCCACTCCATAATCTTGGAAAGGAATCCAACCACCGTTGACAACACTCCGGCAATTCCACTTAAAACCGGTGAGATAGCAGATATAATGGGTTGGATCATCTTAAGTCCTGCAGACAGGGCCGGAAGAATAGCATTGGCAATGCTCTCAACATGGGGCATCAGCGGCGCAATCACGTTCTCACTCAGTGACTTGAGGATACTAACCAGCGGCGGGACGACTGTAGTCGCTATGCTGCTGATAATCCGGGATACCGGAGGCAGAATCGTCTGTGCCAAGGTACCAAATGTCGAGATAAGCGGAGTCACTGCCGCAGCAAGATGAGGAAGAGCCGTGGTCGCCATATCCAGCAGCACACCTCCAATAGGTGCAGCGGCTGTCATTAATTCGCCAAGCGTTGAGATCAGACCTGGCAACGCTCCAGTAGCCAGATCCATGATAACCGGTGCGCCGGCGGCGAATCCGTTGCTGAGCATATCAATCATGCCCATCAGTGCCGGCTCAATCTGCGGCCAGGACGTCATGATTGTATTCGTCAGTTCCGTAAACACTGGGGCGAATCGTTCCGCTGCTCCGGATAGGAAATCACTCCAGACACCCTTCAGGCTCTTTATGCTGTTTGCATATCCTTCCTGCTTCTTCGCGGCCGCCTGCTGAATCTCCGTGCTGTTCTGAAGCAGGGCATTCATTCGCACCTGAGCCATGGCTGCATCATCCAACTTATCAATGTTGCTCCCAAGCCCCATCTCCATGGCGGCCTGCTTCAAGACGGTGTCATTGATCTGTATCCCGTACTCGGAAAGCGCTGATGTATTCCCATTGATATAGTCCTGCATTGCGCTCAGGGCTTCGGCGTCATCTATCTTAAATGCTGATCCCAGATCATAGGCCAGGGATGTAGTGATTTTTGACAGCTCATTTGCCGCATCCCCGGTGATTCCAAGTTCGTTGTACATTGCCTTGTTGGATACCAGGAACCCCTGAACCTCTGTCTTGCTTCGGTGGATAGCAGACGAAAAGTTTTCTGACCATTCCTGGACTCCGCTGTCAGCCGCAAACGAAGCTTCGAATTTCGCCCCTGTCTGCTCTGCCTGAATGCCAGCGTTCATGACTGCGGTTCCGAACTGCTTTGCCACTTCAATGCCAGCCTTAACAATCTCAATCGCTGCTGAAATGGCGAAAAACGATTTCACAGCTCCGCCTACCGCATCTTTTATCTTCGTCCCGGCAGATTCCCCATCATGCCCCATCTTCTTCAGGTCATCACCGGTCTTGTCCGCTTCATCTCCAGTATCATCAATTTTGGTGCTTGCACGGTCCAAGGCATCGGATAATTTCCCTTTTATCGTCTGGATCGGGTGGATGAAAGCCTGCTTCACGTCCTCCGCCCCGGATTTTATCTTGCTTCCAAAAGCGGATACCTGTTTGCCTGCATACCCGTAGGCACCCTGGAATCCTGCCCTTATTGTTTTCGTAAGGGAGTTCGTCTGCTTAATTGCTGTATTACTGCTGCTTACAACTGCTTGCTTGAAACTATTTGCTTCTGCACCTATATTACGATAGGTATTTCCAACATCGGCTCCGGCATCACTCAAGCCACCGAGAGAAGCTGTTGTGTCTTCAACTGCATCCGTCGCACGTCCCATGCTTTCAGATATGGTTCCGGCGCTCCTGGCTGCCTCACTTCCCAGTTCCGACGCTGCGTCCCGGGCATCACGCAGTTCCCGACTCGCCCGACCTGCATTGCTGTCAGCCGAGTCTCCAAGACGGTCAAACTCACCGCCGGCGGAACGCGCAGATCTGCGCACATCATCACCAGCGTCAGAGATTTCCATCATCGCATCGGAAACCCTTTCACTCTGCCGCCGCGCCGTCTCTAATTCATCAGCCATCATCCCGGCGCTATTGGCTGCCTCACTTCCAAAATTGGAAGCCCCTCTCTCCGCTCCGAGGAAACCGGCCTTTATGTCCTGAATCATATCCAGGACATTGCTTAACTGGGAGATGGAATCCGTAAGACCGAATTGCATGCCCATTGTCAGGTTGCGTTGGTCATCCATATTGTCTCCTCCCATGAAAGAAGGGGCAGCAGAGGATCATGTCCTCTATTGCCCCTTCTGGTTCTTTATTTCTTCGCGGTATTTAATATAAGCCTCGCGTGCTTCATAGTATTCTGAAAGATCCATGCCTTTCCATTCGGTGTAGCTTATGCCATTCGTGGAAAAAACAAGGTTCCAAAATTCCCTATGCCGCATCGCTCTGCCCTGTGCTGCTTCGAGGTCCGTCTCATCTTCTAAGAAAGGATTCGATTTCGGTGAGCAGCTTCTCTGCGGATCTGATGTCCTCCTGCTCCTCGAAATACTGCATTCCTTTCGTGTTTACCTCTTTAGGGGAAATCACTGTATTTTTAAACAGGCTGTCCATGTACTTCGCCGTCTTCCTTCTTCCGCCCGTCATTCCGCACTCGTCGTTCAGATCAAGATACCATGTCGGAGACACACTCTGTAATTCATACTCGGTTCCGTTGATTGCTACTTTCTTTGTCTTTGCCATATATTTTCTATAGCTCCTTTCTGTTAATCCCTTTGGCCTGTCCGGCCATGCTTTACTCATGACCGGACAACCAGGTTCGGTACATAGATGTTTACGGTTACAGTTCCAGTGTTCTTCCCGCGGGAAAGATCCGGAAGTTTTGTGATGCGGCACCGCTGCGCACTGATGTTGATAGAGTCATCATCGTTCGCATCCGACACGGAAACCGAAAACTGCTTGCGGTTCGATGCCAGGTTCCGGAGCCTCGGCAGGGACGAAGATGTTGCCTGCAGCGTAATGGCAATCGTACCGCTTTCATTGGCATTCTCTTCATATACCACATCGCCCTGGCATCCCACGTTCGGGGTCACTGCGTCCTCATTCTTGGATACCGTGATGATTCCATCACTGGCGAACCCTGTCAGTATCATCCCATCAATGTTAACATTAACTTTTTTTGGATCATAGCCTGTAATATCCATTGTTACCTCCTTAACTCAGGGAAACCTTTAAGGTTCCCTTGACTTTTGTTCCATGCACGGCTCCGGCCAGCTGCGCCTCCCATGGAATATCCGGCATCTGTCTCAACGCCGCCTGCTGATCCGTGGCCGACGACCGCTTCGGCACCGTCACATTATAGATTCCTGCACCAGACTCTGCATTCGCGGTAATGATTCCATACTCCGTCGCCTCATCCAGAGTCTCAAAGACTCCGGCCGCCACTGTCGCAAAACCTGCGTCTGTGTACGGGATAACCGGATTGCTCATAAAGATGTCATACAGCTTTTCACGCATCGTAATGGCAATCCAATCGCCGCCCAGGATGGCATCAATCCACTCGCCGTCCGCGCAGCATCCGTTCTTGATGTAGTTTTTCTTGTATTCATTTGTCACAAAATTGATGTGTCCATTCTCCAGCGCGGTGATCTCTGAAGATTTCAGTTCCGGAACCGAGAGGCCAACAGGCATCTTGAACTTCCACGTCACGGCCTGCGGGTACCACGGTCCCACGGCCCCAATCCAGGCGGCATCAGCATACTCTTGACTTTCTGAGTAAATCACAGCAGTGCGCCTGCTTTTTATTGCCAACGCCTTGTTGTTGGTCTCTGCGAAATAAAACTTGCGGTGATCCTCTACTCCGGCCGTTAGCTCCGCTTCGCTGGGCTCGCTGTCCTCGGCAAATTTACCTAAAGCCACAATGTACTCATCATCTGTCTGGTCTGTCAGGAACATATACCAGTCATTATCTGTCTCCTGGTACTCCTTGATTGCCTCAACAAGCGCCTCCGGTGTGTCCGGCGTTGCCAGGCCAACAACCTTAACCTTCTGAATCAGCGATGCCGGGGTAGGCTTGGCTTTTCCCTGCCCCATCATTGCGGCAGCCTGCTTATAGATTACGCTGTCCTTTTTCCAATCTGTCTCAATATCTTCCAGCGCGGTGTAGGTCTTTGTCGCTTTTACACCTGCAGTCGAGATCAGGAGGATGTCAAGGGAATCAACGGAAGTATCCACGGATTCCAGCTTAATAACAACTACTACGTCTTTACTCATTGCTATCTCCTTCCATTCTTGTATTTACTGTTTCAATTACATTGATCTGCCGTTCATCTATGCGCTTGTATCGTATCAATACATCAAAGCCGTACCGGCGGGCTTCCTCATCCACCTGAAGGAAAGAGCGATTCTGCACATTGGTGACATCGATCACGGTAATCCCCATATTAGAGATATAATCATACCCTGTATGGAGAAACCATCCTTGAGCTTTTTCTGACAGTTCCAGAACTTCATCCTCACCAAACACCAGGATGGGATTCCCATTTCCATCAAGAGTCTCCCGGTTCATGCTGCAGACAGTGAAAGAAAATGAGCAGCTTGGCTGTTCACTCCGTATCTCGATGTTTTTACCACCATCTTCCGTCTGCAAGAGCTCTCCCATACCGGTTTCCGGAATATACGGAGACGTGACTGAGTAGAGCACATATGGAAATAATTGTTCTGGCTGTACCTGATCCGCAAGCACTACCGGGATTCCGAGATAACCGCTCAGGCCAGAGATCAGCTTGTTTCTCAGCTCTAAAAACTTCATTTTACCGCTGCGCCCTCCCTTCTTTCAATCAGGTAGCGTTTCATCGGGTGAAGAGAATTATGTCCCAGTTCCTGTGACACCGTGTAATAAGACTGATCCACTGGATCATAGATCTGCTCTCCGGTCTTAAGGGTTTTCCCGTTCGTGTATACCTTTTCACTGCATTGGGTATATGTCCCTCCGGAGTCTCGTATTAAGTCCTTATCGTTCACTGGAAGAACCACGCCTTTAAAGGCAACCCGCTCCTCCTTCCCTGGAACCCACTGGCCGCCATGTTCTTCATCAACATATCCGCCGACCATCTTAATTTCATACATATCATGCAGCAAGCCTTCCGAGATCTGTGGCTGCGCGAATGAAAAATCATACATATCATTCCCCTCCTTCAATACGGTAGGTGATAGAGTTTCGGAGCCGGCCAGTCTCAACCAGGGGATTGCTCGGCCAGTTTGACGTGGCCTTGGTGATGCTGCTCTTGCCCTTAAAATTAAATGGCTGGTTCATATATTCCTGAATCATTCCAACAATGGACATACCAATGTTATTCGCTGCCGTTTCTGCATCCCAACCTTCAAAAACGATTTTCTTTATTGCATTCGAAGCAATATCCTCAATAACTGCCCGATTATTATCGTAGCCGGCACGGATAAAGCTTCGCTCCGGAATATTAACTGATTCCATCAGGATGAACAGGAACTCAATATCCTCCTTCTTTTTCGGAATTGGCTTCTTTCCAGGCTTATTGCTTTTAGGCTTCGTGTCTGATGGACTGCTTTTTTCCTTAGGCGGACCACCTTTTCGGTTCTTGCTAACGCACCCAAACAAGTATCCACTGTCCGAACGCAAGAAAAAAAGCCCTGGAAAGTCCAGTGGGCTCTTTCCTTTTGCCTTCTTTGCAATGGGAATAGCGAGGTTCTTGACATTCTTGGCTTTGATAGTGGCGCCAAATTCATTGACATTGGCAATCGTTATAATATCCGCCGGCGCTCCAGGTTTGCCCTCGCCGCCGGCACCGTATCCTGATGCCCCCTGGATTCCAACGTGGATTTGCATTTCACTCAGTTTTTGGAGTTCTGCCTTGATACGCTCCAGCACCGGAGAGATGTTATCCTCTATTGTCATCAGGCCCACCTCCGGTATTGATCGATGACACTCTGTACCTGAGTACTAAGCTCCTTGTCAAACGTCCAGCTGACATCTGAAATAGAGAACGCGGATAATCCGTTGGCTCCGTTCTTTGCAAGATTCCACTGCTGCTGTACCATCTGCCAGATAATGTACTGTAGGTCATAAGGCAGATCCGATGGCTGTTCCTCGGTTGCATTTTGGGGAAGGATATACCCAGCAGAGTAAGTTATCTTCAAGTACCGCTTCGGAGCCACCTTATCTAAAGCCAGACCGCCAAGATATGACCGATCCGCCCACCCGGCATCCCGGTACAAGACGCCTATGTCCCCAGTGTCATCAAAGGAGTAGGAATCCGGGTCAATAATCTGCCTGTTCTCCACGTCCATGACGGATTCTACCGTTCTGATCGGATACTGGTTCAGGCACAGCTCCTGCCAGCCGCTCCCGTGGTGATTCTCAACGTATTTCTGACAACCGAATTTACGGTCCGTCATTGTCTCAATGTAGCTGGAGGATGCATTGATAAGACGTTCCAGATTATTCCTGACCGCGTCCGGTATATCCTTATCCTGCGGATCCATACCAATAAACTCCATCATAGCCTCTAATGTCGTCATTGCATTACCGCTCAGGAGGGGTACTCTTTTTGCCATGGACATCACCTTTCTTATCAGCGGAGGGCTTCCCCTCCGCCTTATTGCTGTTAGGACCAGTTACCATCTTATTCTCCCTGACATCCTTTTTCATAGCGCCTCCTTACACGGGACTCCCTACAGGATCACCCAAGACCAGCGCATAAGCCGCCGCTCCCGCCGCAGGCGATGTACCTCCTGTAAAGCTGATGGAAGGGGTAATCTTGATGTACCGCTTGCATCCAAGCAAGTCCAGGTTCATCTGCAGTGCATCCTTAGATTCGACTGCAATTTCCTTCAGCACCCCTCCCGCCGTCATATGCTCCGGGTCAAGCATGGTGTCACTTGCCAATTCAAAAGTTCCATCTGCAGTGTCGCAATGCTCCACCTTGACGGTAAGTTTTGCGCTGGTCGGGGAACCAGTAATCGCCCCAACAGATGCAGCGAAGACAGCTGACAGGAACCCATCCCTGTCAACTACCGCGCCAGATGCCACTACCACTACTGACACATTATCAAATAACTCTCTCTTCATCGTCGTCCCTCCTTAATTCATCACTTTGATGTTCTTGCAGTACATGAAGCTCTCTGGATGACGAACGCCAATATCGTCATACATAAGGGCTCTGGTTGCCGCCAGGTTCTCTTCAAACGCATTGTGCTGAGTCCCGTCATCATCCGTCCAGGTTCCGTCCAGAGTAGTGTAGGTTTCAAGACCCATCTGATCACCAATCAGAAGGTCGGACCAGTTGCCAAAGAACAGATCGGTTTTTCCGCCAATGGTCGGAATCTGGTTAGAGACCCTATACGGGATGCCACACAATTTACCCGTTGCCATTTCATCACGGTAAATGTAGGTTCCCATCTCGGTCTTCATGTTCTTAAACAGACCTTCCAGAAGGCTGTTCATTGCCCAGCCAGCCTTCACATCATCGATGTTCTTGGCGAAAGCCTTGGAACTCACAAACACCGGGAAGTCGGCGGTAATGAAGCCTTTTGCATCAACGTAGTCGGGCTTGCTGCCGTCAATCTGCTCCACCTCCTTGTTATTTGCAATACCCAGCGGCTGGAATTCTGCGCCGGCGCCATACAGACCACCGAAGTCCAGACCAAGCTGCATACGTCTTGTCAAATCATTTGCAAACATGGCATCCGCGGAGAAGGTGGACATCAGAAGCAGCTCCCTGGACTGCGGCACAATCGCCTCCAGGCGCTTTGCAGACAGTTTGATGTTTCCGAACTTCGGCGTGCTGGTCTTAATCTTGCGCTGCTCGCCGCCCCACTGCGCACGGGCACCTGCGGTCATACGCGGAAGGTTCAGGTTACCAGCTGTGAGCGGTACCTGCTGTGCTCCCAGCTCCACGATTACGGTCTTCGGATACAGGAGTTCGATAATCTGATCAGAGTACACTTCCGGGATCAGGTATCCACCATCAACCGGGCTGGTAACGGAAAGTGCCTTGAACTCCCTCTCCATATCTGCATCATCGTATTTCTTCCGTGCATAGTAAGCAGCACGCTCCGGATCCTGCCGCCCGAACACGTCAATGCACTTGATTGCCCTTGCCAGCTGGATCATCGGCGGAACCACTTTCTTTTTGGTATTGCCCATGTTGCCATTACCTCCATCTCTGTTCATATAGAATGAGCTATATTTTCTTTCTAATTTTTTCTGGGCAGCCGGCCTGCAGCCTGCCGCTTTTGTATAACGCTTCACAGGCGCACTTTTTTCACCTTTAGATTCCTCATCCGCTGCACCATCAGACATCACCTCTGCAACTGCATCCAGGATTTCTTCGACAACATCATCGCCGATTCCATCCGCCTTTTCAGACTTACGCTTCTCATTGACTGCTTCACAGGCCGCCTTGATGACTTCCTCAAGATCTGTAGGTTCATCTTCGGCTTTCTCGTCCTCGTTGGCTCCGGCCTCCGCCATGATTGCATCAATCAGCTCAGCAGTATCATCCGGATTCAGTTCGCCCGCCTTTTCAGACTTACGTTTCGCATTGACCGCTTCAATGGCGGCATCAAGGATTTCTCCCAGGTCATTATCGTCTTTCTCGGGGTCTTCTTCCAAGCCACCATCTGCCTTCTGCTCATCCAATGCTTCCTTCACTGCTGCCTTTACCATCTCCTGAAGGTCATCGGCTCCCATCTTCATGGATTTTCTTGTTCTTGCCGCTTTCCGGCTCATTTTATATCTTGACATTGTATGTCCTCCTTAATATGAAATCTCAATCTCAATTTGATCTTGGTTGCTTTTCCTGCTTACAGGACGCTGCGCTTGTGCTTTTTGATCGGTGCCGCTGGCTTCCCGGATAACTGCATCAATCGTTCTGGCAGCATCCTTCATCGACTTACTTACATCCTTTAAGGATTTCAGCCTGGTATTGCTGATCTTCCGGCCTTCCTTGACATCAAGAAGTAAGTCAGCCTTTATGGCCTGAGCCCGCTCCGCAGTCTCCTGCATGGACTTGTATCCGGTGATCACAGCTTCCGGATTCATTGCCCAAGTGACAACAGACACTTCCCACAGCTTGACTTCGCGGAGATGCCGGATCCCATCGCCATCGTAATCGAAGACGATCGGATCATATCCAATGGACAACTCATTCAAGACGCCGTCCTTCAGAAGCACCTTTATATCTCTGCCCATGGATGTATCCGATATCTTTGCAGACAAGAACAATCCATTTGTATCCTCCCGGAGCTCGATCGGGCGTCCAATCGGCAGCCAGCAGTCATTATGCAGTGCAAGGATCTTAACGCGTTCCCATCCTTCGGCCAGTGTCTTGGTGAAGGCCTCGGGCTCAATGATATCCCCGCCGCTGTCCACATTGTCGAACACGGCTCCATAACCAGAGAAGATTCCTTCTTCCTCGTTGTACGCATCCACCTTAAACTGCATTGTTTTTACTTCATGCTTCACAGCTTTCCCTCCTTTCCACAGAATTTTTATAATAAAAAGGACCGGATAAACCAGCCCTCTTTATTGCACTATGAAATTACTGGATGCCGTGCCAGGCTGTCTGAAGTAGGAACCCCAGCAGTTCCCACACCCTATCCTTGATTTTGTTCATGCAGATCTCACGCCCAACTTCCTCAGAATAGTTCCTCGAGTCCACACAGGAACTGGATTCCACAATCGCAAAACCATTTTTCAGGACACATCGGACCACCGTGGTGGACTCACCCATTGTCGTAGTTTCCACATTGGCAATAAAGTCCTCAACCATCTTAGTTCCGATGCTGACACCAGACGGAAGATCCTCATTGTCATCAACCTGGAGATAAGCCTTCTCAAATGTTTCCTTCGGGCTCCAGCTGAAGTATCCATCCGGATACTGAACGAGATATCCCAGTTCCAATCCTTTTTCCCTGGCTTCCTGCTCCGGCATCTTGTCAATGGCGAATGTTTTCCCCGTGCTGATGCATTTATATTCCGGCGCTGCCTCAACTAATTTTGTTCCAATGTATTTCTTCATCGATCAGTTTCCTTTCCGCATTTTGGACATCGGTCACATAGCCACCACACAGGCCATGTGACCGTTTCCAGTGTTTACAGTAATTATGCTTACATCTCATTGGCTTCAGCCATCCAAACATAATTCCCCTTTCTGTTGCGATATCGTAACAAGTTGTAACGTCACAACTACGAATACGTCAGGAAGCAATGACAATTCACTGTTTCATCGGCCACGCCGCAGTTCGGGTCACATGGCATCATCAGCTTATTCCCCTTCGATGTTACAAATGGCTCCGTGATCGGTACCGACTTCCCGTTCAGCTCCCGGTGTGTGTCTCTGGCCTTTCCAGCGTTCGTAATACGCCAAGTCTTCATCGAAAACCCACCACGCTGCGCCATATCAAAGTTCCCGGCCAGAAGACTGGTGTTACACTCCTGCGCCGCAATCGTGCGCGCCCGGGCGGCAGAGGCATTCATGGTATCCATGATCTCCTCGGTCAAGGTCTGGTGGCTCTTTCCCTCCGCCAAACCGTCCGTGATTATCTTTGAGATGCTCTGCTTCGTTGTCTGAGACACATACGTTACACGCTGGCCTCCGCGGATCCGCGCCGTCGAAGTGAGCGCCGGCTGCTGAATGTTCCGCAACCGGTATGTGGATATTACATTTTCCACACCCTTGTCATAGGTCTCCGCCCAAAGCGGCGTTAGGATTGATTCCAGCATGCTTTCTTCTTTCTTCCAGTCAATCAGACCATTCACGAACCGCATGGTCAGTTCTTTCTGCTGCTCCTCCGTAAGCTGAAGAAATTCCTCCTGTGTCATGTCCAAGGCATCCCAGACGGTGCCGTCTGCCTTCGTGGTCCCCAGGAGCGCACTCTGGATCTGACTCGACTGATTCCGAAGGTATTTCATGGTTGCCATCTCAAACCTCCGGGATTGGGTTCGCCGCACAGCATCCAGTCCCCTGCCTGCCGCCTTGATGCGCTGGGCTTTAATCTCTGCCGCACGCCTCAATATCTTTTCTTCATCCTCAAGGAGAATCGTATCCGGATTATCTCTGCCAACTATTTCAACATCGTTCCGATCAGCCTCTATTGGCTCTGGAACATCGGAATACTGAAGATTGGCCGCCGCAGAACTCAGTTCCACCGGATCTTCATCATCACCGATGTAAAGGTCTGCAAAGTTCATCTTAAAGATATTGCCCTTCTTCGCCGGCTCAACATCCAGCTTCTCTCGGGCTTCATTTTGTGTAAGGAGCCCATTGTTCCATCCATCAAAGGCTACAACTTTCTCAAATTCCTTGTCCTTAGGAATAATGTCATCAAATTCCCACAGCAGATCGTCTCCATATGCTGGAAGCAACTGCAGGTTGATGGCATCCTGCCGACTCATCAGACGCGGCATCAGCACGTTAGTAGCATAGATATAACGTGCAGTCTCTGCGGTAGCCCTATTACTGTTCTGGGTTATCCCCATGATCTCTCTCGGTACTCCAAAGTGTTCCAGAACTGCGTCACGGGTAAATGCCCGACCGTTGATCATATCCAGATCCTTCATATTGTCGCCCAGTTTCACCACACTCGCCTGGACGTCTTTGGGACCTCCAATGGTTGCAATTCCGTGACTATTCTGCTGTCCTCGAAACCGCTCTTTCCATTTTGCCAAGAATCGGTCTTGCTGTTTATCATCAGCTCCAGGCATTATGATGACAGATCCCGGAGTTGCATCGTTAAAAAAGAATTTCTTTTGAAACTTCGCTGCATACTCGTCAATCTCAATTTCATCAGCCAACGGCTCCGCCTGTCCGAGTCCCCGTTTGTACGGGTCAAGGGGGTTCAGATCCTTCATGACGAACACATCATCCACAGAGACATCCATCACGCTTCCATCTGCACCGCGTATCCGGTAGAACGGAAAACCCTGGTATGGTGTCATTTGTACCCAGTGCGTCGGTACTGGCCACAGTTCTGCAGGAAAGCCATTGTCAAAGCGCTCAATAATAAAATACCCCTCACCTTTCAGCAAGAGGTAATCACACTGCAGCTTCCATAATGCGCTGGCCGTGAACTCAAATAATGGGTTCGGTCTAGCCCAGAAATCCAGGAATGGGTGAACAGTTACTTCTTTCTTTTCTCCCTCCTGATCAATCCTGTACAGTTTACCTTTGGCGTAAGCCAGATCTGAGGATATCTTATTGATCACCGCCATCCTCGGATTCTTTCCAAAGGTATCCATCCATTCCGCCGTGTTCCTTGTTGGCGGGGATGTGTACCGCGGAATCATCATATTGTTATTGCCGGAGCGGCGGTCGAAATAATCACTCCGGCTCCTACGTCTAAAATTTAAAATTCCCATAGTCATCACCAATTTAATGTCCATTCGTTGTTAGGGTCGTAAAGTGCCAGGGCCAGGGCGTCCGCAATGTCCGGGGAAGGCAGCCCCCGTTTCTTCATGGCTTCCTTCCGCTCCAGCTCCAGCTTGCCGTCTTTGTTGACAATGTAGCGCCGGTTGCTCAGCTGGGAGATCAGTGCATCATCATCCGGGATCTGCAGCGCGCCATTCTGAAGGAGTTTCCTTATCTTCCCCCACATCAGGCCGGTGCTGTTACTGTACTCAACCGGATCATCTTCATCAATCTTCCCGCCGGCGGCGCCGAAATGGCACTCGATAATCTCAAGGTCCAGTCGCGGAACCGCCTGGCATTCGTTCCACTGGTTCCCATCGTCCGGATCCAGTCCTTCGCGCCGGCACCGATCGCGCCACACCTCATCGATAATCTGATCCGTCAGGTCGTACAGGTTATCGTACACCCCGACGCCCAGGCCGTCACAGTCCACCTTGACGCGGATCACTGCATCCAGGCACTCGACAGCGTACCGCTTAATCATCTGCACCACATAGCCGGATATCTCCGTTGTGCGGTTGTGATGGTACAGCTCGTATCCATCAGACTGTACCTTGTCAATCACCGGATACAGCGCGGAGCTGTCATCTCCGTACCGTGCCACATCGACTCCGATATCCACGCGCTCCCGGACCGTCTCCGGCTTCAGCTGTGTGGCAGCTTCGCACCAGTCCATCATGATAAGGCTGTCCGGGGTTGATTTGGGGAACTGGCCGGCCACACGCACCCGGAAGACATCTGAATCCAGACCGAACATGTTGATGATCTTCTGGACGAACTTCTGATTAACGTGCTGACTATCCCGGCCATCGATATGCATGGCGCTGTATTCTGACCGGCTCTTATGATGACTGTCAAAGAAGAAGCCTGACAGCCTGGTGGGATTCCCCATCATGAGCAGTTTGGCATCCTCGCCAGTCATGGCGCCAAGAACCGGCTCAAACACTTTATCCGATACACCGGATGCTTCGTCGATAATGTAAAGTACATGCTCTGCATGGAATCCCTGGAGAGCTTCCGGGTTCGTGGCCGTCCTGGGAACTGCGAACCATTCTTCCTGATATCCATTCATATAGACACGCTGCTGTGTCCAGATAATATCGTTCTTAAGCTCCGGATTATTCCTGAGCCACTTACTGATCTCCGCCCAGAGTATGTCATAGAGCTGATGCTGCGTAGGCGCCGTACATGGAATCTTTGGAAAAGGCCTGGTACATAGAAACCAGATAACCGCCCAGCTCTCCACGGCTGACTTGCCGACTCCATGTCCGGAGCGCACCGAAGTCATCGGGTAATCCCTAAGGCTCCGCAGGATATCCCGCTGCTTCTGATCCGGAGTTACCCGGATGATATCCTCAACAAAATAAATAGGCTCATCTGCGTAAAATAGGATTGCATCATCACTCAGCATCCAGACCACCTTCTTTCTCCTGAGCAGTCTTCCGTTTCTCATATGCACTCATGATATTCTGTGCAAGACCCTGCTGCCCAGTGGTTCCCATGGAAATATGCTCCGCAAGCCAGTCCATAGCCTTCATGGCGTCATAGAGTTCAATGCTCGCCCCGTTCTTTCCCATCTTCACCTTTTTTATCGCCCGGCCATCCACCTCAGAGGCTTCCTGGAACTTCACATAGTTGACTTCTTTCATCAATGGAACTTTTCCACCGGGATCAGAACCTTCTGCAGGCTTTTCCACCATGACCGGGCCGAACATGTTCATAACCTGAACCTCCTCGCGACCGAAGGTGACATAGTCCGTGATGCAGGCTGTCGCGATGTCCAGATACCACTGGAAGATGTCGTGCTCATCAAAAAGCTGGTTCTCAAAACGCTCTTTTTTCAATCGGATAATTTCTTCCTTGACCTTAGTATTTCTAAGCAAACGCCCACCGTTTACCATTGCTGTCTCATAGGCGCATCCATACGCCTTCTTATAAGACTGGGTTGCATTCAGTGTCTTTGCATAGAGCACACAAAAAAGCTGCTGCTCTGAGTTCAGATCCGAGTTTTCAAGTACGATATCCACAGTCCGCATATCCGTATCCGCAACGCTGCGTTTCTGCTTGCAACGTTGCGTTTTCTTCTTCTGCAACGTTGCAGATGTGTCATTGCCCCAACCATACCGGCTTTTCCAGCTTCGTACGGTACCGTCAGACAAGCCCATCTCCCTAGCTATCTCAACCAGGCTCATACCCTGGTCAAATAATTGCTTTGCTTTCAATGTCTGTTCATTAGGTTTTCGTGCCAATCACCTCACCTTCCAATCTTGGCTATCTTCTCCCGATAAAGGAGGCCCAGCCGGTCTAAGTTTCACCCGGCGGGGGAATGCAAATGGGTAGCAAAAAGGGCCCGCCATATCCGGTGGACCCAATTCACTGCCTATAGTATAGCACATCACCGATATGACATACTATGACATTTTCAAATTTTTCAGAGCATTTCTATGAACTCTTAGAGTGTGCCTCCAAGTCAACTCCATCTTAACTGCAATCAACTCCCACTTCATCCCGCGGATATACCGATATGTAAGCAGCAGCTTCTCCCGCTCATCCTCCAGTGACTCAATACAATTCCGCACCCGTTCGAATGCGCATATCCGCCGGTACCGCGCCGCCACAATCTCCCGCTCCAACTCGTCCACCTTGGCTGCATAACCGGACAGATCTGCGGCGTTATGGGCGTGCGGCAGGCCGTCTCCGATCTCGCAGCCGGGTGACATCTTGCCGATCCGCAGCTCTGCAAGCCGCTCCTCCAGTCTGGTCACATCTCTCTTGGCCAGCTGGTAGCTCATCAGAAACTCTTTTTTCTGTTCATTTTCCGTCTTTTCCATTTTACATCACTCCTCTATACAGCCAGCCTCTCCCTGACGCTCCGCAGCGTCTTGGGCGTGGACTGCGCATAATACTGACTTGTTACAGCGGGATTGGCGTGTCCCAGCACCTCCTGGATAATGCCCAGATCGACACCACGATTTTTGAGATTCATGCCAAGTGTCTTGCGCATTTTGTGTGGATAGACGCGACACTTCAGCCCCGCACGGCGCCCAATGGTTTTCATGACGCTACGATATGCCTCTGTGCTCATCTTCCCGTATGGTCGGCGGGACTGCGGCAGCAGATATGGACTATCATCCCTGCGCGTGGCCAGGTACATCCTGTAATAATACCGTGCGTCATCGTCCAAATAGATGGTCCGAAAGCGGCCGCCCTTCTCGCCCTGTATCAAGATGTCTCCAGTCTCAAGGTCCAACTGATCCAGGGTAATCTCCGCGATCTCACCCACTCGTGCTCCTGTGCTGCGGAACACCTCAACGATTGCCCGTTCCCGCGGGTTCCTGCAGGCGTCCCGGATCCGTGCCATTTCCTCCGCCGAATAGTAGTCAATCGGTTTTCGCGGCACCTTTTTTGCGGGAATGCTCTCCACAGGATTATCCGCGATCAACTTCGCCTTGCGCATCCACGTATAGAACGCCGACAAAAACCTGCGTTCGTTATTGACTGTGGACGCTTCGTTCTTTTTTCCACCAGAAGCGACATTTCGGCGCTCGTATTGCGTCAGATACCAGTCAATGTCCGTCTCGTCCATCTGATCCAGCGACTTGCCATTGATCTCAACCATCAGCCGTTTGACCGCATTCAGATAACTGGTAAGCGTTTCTTTCGACAAATCCCGCTTTTTTACCATGAACAGCTGGATCAGGTACTTATTGCGTTCGTCCACGTGGTTCAGCCGCTCCGCCGGCAGGGTCGTGATCTCCTCCAGGTTGACCCGCACCAGTTCGCGCTGTATTGCCTGCTCCAAGGCCATCAGAACAGCCTGCTGCTCGATGTAGTACGACATTGCCACCAATACATTGTTGATAATTTCCGTTCTCACTGTCTGTGTACTCATATTATGATCCTCCTCTTGAAATGGCCGCCAGAGTCAGATATAATGGACCCAGGCGTATTATTGGAGCGGCGGAATCATCTTGGCGGGTGTCCGCCGCTTAGCTATTGCTTCTGTCTCGCACATATGTTCTTGTCCTTCGTTTTTATTTGCCGGGCTGCACGCCCGGCTTATTTTTAATCTAATACAGCTTTTCGTGATCTTTGCTGTTGCAAGATCTGTACATAGGTAATGGATGTCCCGCAGTCCAACATGACTACATGTGGATATTTTGCAATCACCTTTCCTCGTCTCGTTGGCCTGGTGCCCGTTCCCCATTCTTTTTTCCACACAGCGTCTGCCACCTCAAATTCTGTGCCGATCCTCAGATCTTCCCGACACTTGGCCAATTCTCCATTCGTTATAGCTCCCCTGCGGATCTCCTCGCTGTATGGGGGTATGTATTTTCTGCGCACTAACCTGCCCTCCTTCCTCCGTTACCCCGGAAAATGTCAGTTTAGTTGTGTACTGGTGCGTATCAATACACAACGGTTACGCCTGTCCCTGCTGAAGGTAGACGGCCAGGGCCTGCCGGATCACCCAGGACATTGACCGCTCTTCCCGCTGGCAAAACTCTTCCAGCCGCTTCAACTGCTCCGGCTCCATGCTGATGTTCTGCCGGATGTATTTCTCATCCGGTGCTTTCTTTTTCACTCCGCGCCCTCCTCTCCCCATCAGTGCGCAATTCTTGTTGGATGTCAGTTTTCCATTTTAGCAAAGCGATCAATATCATCAATTCTACATTTAAAAGCCAATGTCCCGTCTTTGCTGTATAAGGTCAGATAATTTGAAGTATCTTCGATTTCAACGTCAGTGAAAATAAATTCATTGCAATCGATTCCCCTTGCAAAACATCCAAGCGTTTTTACATACACACTTTTATACATTTTATCACCTCACCCAAATCTTAATCTACAGCATAGTATCTTTCTGATTTTTTATACACAATGCAGATAGTCCCATCTTTTGTTTTCATAACCTTGAAGTCCTGATCAGAAATCTGTACTTCAGGTTCTTTCCCGTCCACTTTTCCTATCACAGCTACAACTTTATTTCCTGTTGCCATAGTTCCCTCCTCAAAATGTTAATTTTTTAGAAAATTATAGATCCACCTGAATCCTGTATATCATCATCTTTTAGTCGTTCCTGGCAGATACCCTTTTCCTTCAGATACTCTTTCATCATCCCATGCAGCTTAAGTATTCTGTCCGTATCACTCTTCATCTGCTGGATAGCCAGCTCTAGCAGTTCCTCAATGGTCACAAACTGAATCTGTGGGCCAAACACATCGTATTCTTCCATCGGCTCCGTCACAAACCGCATGGATGACTCACGGGAGTATTTCTTCGTACCTTCACAGCACTGCATGTTTAGGTACTGGATACCTCCTGTTATTTCATCCACGTAAAGTACATCATGGCTGTTCGTCCCTACAATATGTTCATACTCCCCATCTCTAACCTTTATAATTGGTATCCTCATGGCTTTCCCTCCAAATGTTAATTTTCCCAATTCCAGAGCCCCTGCCTGCCTTTTGCCGGTATCGGCTCTGGCAGCAGCTTGACGTTCTCCAGCTTCCACGCATACCGGCCCAGCGTGTAATCGCCGAGGGCCAGCTCGTCCGGCGTCAGAGTAGCGATATACTCCGACGTTATCTTGATACAGTCCACCAGCTCGGCGGTGGCAAGTATGCAGCCCATAGGGAAGGTCGCCGGGCCGTCGAATATTCCCGGCAGCTCCATCCGCCTGCTGATTACTTCCCGCGCCGCGTCGTTCATGTAGAGGTCGCTCCATGTGTGCTGTATTGCTTTCATGGACGAGTGGATCGCGATCGGGCCCCGGTACTTGGTGGGCCAGCTCCGCGTCTCGTTTTCTTTGATACCGGCAGCCAGAGCTCCGGCCCATGGCTGCCATACGGTGATTGCTTTCATATTCACTTCCTCCTGTGAAGAATGCTAAATTAGCAGCGGCGGCCGGACTCGAACCGGCACCCTCTTACTTTCCCCTCGGTTGCAGTCCTCAGACCGCCCAGGAGTCGAACCTGGCCCTGTGTACCATACACCGCTACGATATGTCAGTTTAAAATATTACGATCATCAATAATTTTAAATTGCTCTGGAACGCATGAATCGCTTAAAATTGCATCCACCTCTGATTTTAATGCGTTTACAAATGCAAAATCCAAAATCACCTGGTCAGCTCTATGGCCCATCAAGTATCGCCTTTCAGGACGAATTACCTTATATGTCGTCCCGCCCTGGGTACGGATCTTTTTTCGTTCCTTGCTACATTCTATAATTGGCTCTGTTTCGCGACAGCATATTGCATTTAGGATTCTATCTCCTCGCTGCATATTTTCTGGTATGATTATAATTTCTAACATTTCATGCCTTCCTTCATTGTCAAAATGTTAATTTAGAATATAACTACTCATCAAAATGCTTTTTATTTCCGCATTTATCCTGCCATGAAAATAGTTTTGTAAATCCTGCAATACAACTTTTTCTAGTTCAAGTTCTCTA